AACTTGAATAATTTACAAATATTAAACATTGGTAATAATAATTTAAACTATTTGCCAAAATTGCCAAATAGTATAAAACATCTTATTATTAATAATAATAATATTAATATTATTAATAAATTTCCAGCTTCATTAATTCGATTTGATTGTAGTTATAATAAATTTAAATCTTTTTCAAACTTTCCGTCAACATTAACCATATTAAAATGTAATAATAATTTAATTACATGCATGCCTAATTTAAAAAAGACATCTTTGTATGAATTTGATTGTAGTAATAACAAAATACAACTTATTCCAGAAATACCATCAACATTATCAATATGTAATATAGAAAATAATAATTTAATATTTAAAGAACAATATGAATTAAAGAAATTAAAAGAATATTGGAATATGTTTGATTTCTTAGATTTTATGGATGAAACTATATTGTGTCCATAATAAACTTTTTTTAAATAATATATATAATTAAATAATTATATATTATATTATGCCAGAAATAAATGAAGTGAGAAGATACGCTGATTTTTTAAATAATAAATTAAAAAATAAACAAATTACTGAAATTAATATATTAAATGGTCGATATAAGAAACATGGTCCATTTGAATTATATCATGAATTAAAAAATCACTTGCCATTAAAAGTATTGAATGTTCAAACCAAAGGTAAGTTCTTGTATTTTTCATTAGAAAATAATTATTTTATTTTTAGTACATTAGGACTTTCTGGTGGTTGGATTTTCTTAAATAAATCCACAAATAAGTATCAGCATCCTGAAATGTTAGAATATTTAAAAAAAGAAGAAATAGATTCTTATATGGAAACATCATTAAAACACTTAAATGTAGAATTTAAAGTAGATCATAACTCAATATATTTTTATGATACATTATCTTTTGGAACATTAAAAGTTATAAAAAACCAGAAAGAATTAGAAAAAAAGTTAAATACTATTGGTCCAGATATAATGGATGAATCAACTACATTTGATGTATTTCAAGAACGAATGAATAAGAAAGTAAATAGTAAGAAACCAATTGGAAATGTATTAATGAATCAAAAAATTATATCTGGTATTGGTAATTATTTACGAGCTGATATTTTATGGTTAGCTAAAATATCACCATTTAGAAAAGTTAAAGATATTACTGAAGATGAATTAAAAAGTATATATAAAAATGCAAAATTATTGACATGGGGTAGTTATGATTATAAAAAAGCAATTAAATTAAAAATAATAGATAAATCAAGTAAATTACCATCTGATTATAAAAGAGATTTTTTTGTATATTATGAAGACAAAGATATATATGGTAATTCAGTAACAAAAGAAGAATTATACGAAGGTAAGCAAAAAAGATTTATTTATTGGGTCAAATCACGACAAAAGTAGTATATATAAAGTAATATATGTAAGAAAATCAAATACATAATTATTAAATGGATCATTATCGTACTGATTATATAAGAAAATATAAAGTTGAGGCAGTAAAGCCATTAAATAGAGGATCATTAATACATACATTACCATTATATCCTGAACCAATTATTGAACCTGAACTATTGGATCCAAAAATAGTAGAAGAGTATGAAAAAATAAAAATTATATTAGATACAATACAAAAAAAAATAGATGATCTTACAGTAAAACATGATGAAATGACTATTAGTATAGAAAGTGCAAAAAAGGGAGGTATATCATATATAGTTATGAAAAGAATGGATGATTTTAAAGTAATTAAAACTGATCTTGAAACAGAAAAAGAAAAGTATGAACAAATCGAAAAAGATAATAAAGAATTAAAGAATATTATTGATAAACATACAAAATATATTGAAATGTATGATTATTTATGTAAATTACAAGAAAAAACTATTTAATGAAATTAATAATGATAATATTGATAGCCTCCTCTAGATTTACCTGATGATTTTTTTATCAAAAAGAAACCTGCAACAGAACTACTGCATAAACATACGCATAATATGACACCTATAACTATCATAAATATTTGTGAATTTGTTTTTAATAAATCACTTGTATCACTTAATTCATATTTTGGTATAATATAATTTTTACCATCTTTAACATTTCTACAATCACTATTTTTTAGACTATCTGGTGGTGTATCCATTTCGATATCAATACATGTTGTATTAGGTATTAGAGTATTATCTAATTCACATTTATATTGTGTATAGAATATATATGATACATTTTTCCATGAATTTACATTAGAATCTAAACTTAGTAATTCTTTTCCAGGGTTAGATGAAATTAAATATGCTTTATATGCATGTTTTATTTTATTATTGATTTGTGAATCATCTGGTAATTTGCTATATACATCATCTGTTGCTTCTGTAAGATTAAGCATATCCGCTATAACAACTGCTAATAAATGTATAAAATTTGGTACTGGTACTCTGTATTTTGTTATACCATATATAAATATATATAAATATTTAATATATTCACTATTAGCTCTTTTAGATTCTATAAAAATAAATTTACTATCTTTTGACATAACAATCATTTGACTTGGAATATTAGGAGAAGTTATTCCAAATGTATTATTAATTGGTATTAAATCAATTTGTTGGGTAATAGTAGGTGGTGATGTATCAATAATAAATGATAGTGGAGGTTTTTCTGGAGGTTTTCCATTTGATTTAATTGGATTACATGTATATAGTGTACATGTATATAATCCATTTGTAGAATTAAGTTTATAATTATTTTCAACATAACCTATAATTTCAGACATTATAATAAAATATATATATATAATATACAATATATATATTTTATATAAAAAAATAATAACCACCTTTTTTTTTCATAATTGGTTTAATAGTAGAAGCAATAGCACTACTTGATTTATTCATCATAAAATAAACAATAGCACTAATAACAATAATACTGATAATTATTGCAATAATAATGTACATATTATTATTTGATTTAGTTTCAGATGGTGAAGATACATCTTCTTCAGGTTGTGATTTAGGTTGTGATGCATATTGTGATGCAGGTTGTGATTTAGGTTGTGATGCAGGTTGTGATGCAGGTTGTGATACAGGTTGTGATGCATATTGTGATGCATATTGTGATGCAGGTTGTGATGCAGGTTGTGAAGGTTGTTGAGTAGGTTGTGATACAGTAATATTACCTATTAATTTTTTGATATAAATTTTATGATTACTAATATATGTTAATACAGCGGCATCATATGCAGGTGTTGTATTAGTAGTAGATGTAGTAGGAAATTTAGCAATTAATATTTCGTTATTAACAATATCATTAAGATTAGTGGCTAAATTTGTTTCAAGTGTTGTTTGTGAATCTGCAACAGGTATAATTGGATTGGATGCTACAACTTGTATATATATTATTAATTGGTTAAACATATTCGTTCTTGCAGTTTCAAATGCAGTTTGTGTCGTAGTAAGAGGATTAGGTGTGATAATTGGTTCACTAGGTTTAGGTGGTCGCTCTATATTTGGTTCTATGGGTTCTGGCGGTGTTGTTGATGTTGTACATTTAAATAGTCCCTGACTGCAATCATCACTGTATATATCGTTTGTTAAAGAAATGACACGCCCGCCATTAGGACATCGGAAGTTCTTAGTGTCACAACGATCTATTCTTGTACCAGGTAGGTACGCCGACGCCATTGGAAACCACTCGGCTTGTATTAAACTATTCTCATATGCGGTTCTTTTATTAGTATATTCTTTTATTGGTTTAACATAATCATTCCATTTAATTACATCATCATAATATTTTTTATCATTATTAAAATTAGATTTCAGTATATCAAGTGTACCTTTTATAGTACGTAAATAGTCGCGTCTTGTTTGTAAATAAGTAGTAATTAAAGATGATAATATAGTAGATGTATCGCCAGGATCTACCGATGATTTTGAAGAACTATTATTTATAATTGGTTTTGCATATTGTATTATTAAGTTTTGAATAGTATCATTATCATAAGTTGTGAATTTATTTATTGCTGATGTTAAATTTGTATTTGATTCTTGGGAATTATTGTTTGTTGAATCATATTCTTTATTAAGTAAATCATAATCATATTTTATATAATTAGAATATGATTCAGGTATATTAGTAGGATAAGGAATTGCAGGAGAAGGAATATTTAAAGTAGGTACTGGTGGTACATTAATAGGATTTGAGTCGTAATAATAACTGATACTTTTTCTATTAGTGCTAAAAATAACAGGTTGAGGAGTTGTCATATTATATAAATATAAATATAAATATAAATATAAATATAAATATAAATATAAATATAAATATAAATATAATGAATCAAGATGAACAAAATTACTTAAATTTAATAAAAAAAATCTTAGAAACAGGAGAAACAAGAAATACTAGAAATAGTATAACTAAAAGTATTTTTGGTGAGAAATTAGAATTTGATATTTCCAACTCAATACCATTTATAACTACCAAAAAACTAGCATATAAATCCATGATACATGAGCTTCTTTGGTTTTTATCAGGATCAACCGATAATCAAAAACTGTTAGATAATAATGTAAAAATATGGGTAGGTAATTCTACTAGAGAATATATGGATAATCTCGGATTTAAAGATAGAGAAATAAATGATTTAGGTCCAATTTACGGACATCAATGGAGACATTTTAATGCCAAATATAAAGATCAAAATGCATGTTATACCAATGAAGGTATTGATCAAATACAAAATATTATTTATTTACTTAAAAATGATCCAATGTCTAGACGAATAATATTAACTGCGTGGAATCCATGTCAGATAAATGAAATGAATTTACCACCATGTCATATATTAGCGCAATTTTATGTATCTACAAATAAAGAATTAACATGTCAAATGTATCAACGATCTGCAGATATAGGATTAGGATTACCATTTAATATAGCAAGTTATGCAATATTAACATATATATTAGCAAAATTAACAGGATTAAAACCATTAAAAATGATTATAATTATTGGCGATGCACATATATATGAATCTCATATTGATGCATTAAAAGAACAAATAACAAAAGTACCATATTCTTTTCCAAAATTAGAATTAAAAGAAAAAGAGTATAAGATGATTACTGATTTTACAATTGATGATTTTATAATTAAAGATTATAAATATCATACATTTTCAGATACAACACAAAAAATGGTAATGATAGCATAAATTAAAAATATTATAATAAAAAAATATTTTATTATAATATGGGCGAATCTACCGAACAAAAAAACAATTTAACAATTGGACATAAAATTAAGATATCATTTTATTCTGCAATGATATTCTTTTTTGTATCATCACCATTATTATATAAATTTGTACAAAATACATTTGGCGGATACGTAATGGTATCCGATGATAATGGTTGTCCTACTAATCAAGGATTATTATTACATAGTGCAGTATTTTTTACAGTTATTTTTATATCAATGTTAGTATAATAATTTATATATTTATTCAAGTACAAATAAATATTTAGAATTATTTAATTTACCAACCATTTCATCCCGAATATTTAATAAATCACTGTCAGATGGTGGGATTAATTTTGGTAATTCAGTATTTAACCAATCAATATATTTTTGTAAACGAAATAATGCTTTTGCATCATTCATTAAAGAAACTTTAATATCCATATCAGCAAAATCATTATGAGGTCTATCATATTTACCAAATAATATTTCTAAAAAGTTATCAATTAAATCATCAAATGTATCTACTAAATCACCAACAGCTACATGTCTTGCGTATTTTGTTGTTGATAAATGATAAAAATATAAATTATTTCTTAATCCGAAAAAAAATTGTACACATTCTCTTTTTGTAATTTCTTGATCCATTTGAATATATTATATATATACATATTTATTATATAATATATTATTGAGGTTGATCAACATGATAATGTGTTTTAATATGATTTGACATATTATGAGGTGTGCATGCAACAAATGTACAATTGATAATAGTGCATCTATATATTTTTTTTTCCTCTTTTAGTTTATTGTTTGCAATAATATCATAATGTACTTTTTTAAATCCAATTTGATCATATTCATCTTGATTAATTCTTGGTCGTTTTTTATTTTTTTCAATATCCATTTTAATATGAAATAATATATTAATAATATTTTATATATTATTTTCTTCTGTTAATTCTTCAGTAGATTCTTGATTATTATTAGATGTTCTTGTAACAATAGATAAATAAAAATTATATATAATGGTAAATAATATACCAGTATAAACAATAATTAAATATGCAATACAACTAAACATATTATTCCTAATAATTATATATTTATATTATATGACAGAACTAAGTATTGGATTAATAGATGAATTAGTCATAATTTTTTTATGGATAGGTATTTGGGGAATTACTGATGAAATAATTTATTCTACAATTATGTTTCAATATAAAAAATATATATATACAATATTGTTATTAATTGCATTATATATGAAAGTATAAATTAAGATCCAAGTAAGTATCCTTTACCAGGAAATTTCTTAGTATCATATTCTTCAACTATATGAGTAATTGAATTATGCAATTCTTGAGGCAATTCTTGAGGCAATTCTTGAGGCAATTCTTGAGGCAATTCTTGAGGCAATTCTTCTCGAATTTTCTCCATTTCTTCAATTTCTACTTCTAATTCAACACCTCGAATACAAATACATTCTTGCTCTGAATTAATATCAAGAATATCAACATATAATACTTTATCATCAACAAACAAAGGGATTGTTATATTTTTTGATAGCACTGAATATTTTTCAAATGCATTTCGTAATGCATTTACCGGATCAGGTAAATATGCATAAAATTCTGAATGAGGTTTAATTTTAATTCTGTTACCACTATTTGGATTTATTTTATTATAACTCACACTATCATCATCATTATATTCAAAGAATTCAATAATCCAATAAGGTACATAAATAATATTTGAATCATCAATATGTGATGATTCAATATCTACTTGGACTTTTTTGTTATTGTATGATAATTCAATAAGTAACATATTGGATTCATCTAATTTAGACATCATATCTATTAAAACTGTTTGTGAACTAATAATTGTGTTTGAATTATTGTATCGATTAATATCATCTTCAGATATGTTTTGATTAAAACAATGAGGTCTTAAAATTAGTTGATCAGGAATTAAATTAGGGATATCATAAGTATCCATTTGGTTATATACATTAACACTATACATTTAATAAAATTTTTTTCAATTTTTTATGCTTCTTTTATTTGAACATTAAAACGTACTATGAAAAAATATACTAATATTAATATAAATAAAAATTTACAAATTGCTAAGAAAAATGCACCAATTTCAATATTTATGCCATCCCATGTAATAATATTTTCTTTTAATTTTTTATCATTATTTTTATTAATTACATAATTAATAATAGGTGCAATCATATTATCAAATAATGCATTTACTAAACCAATTACTTGAGTAGTAATTAAAAAACCTATTGCAGTTGAATAAATATTTGATTTAGATATAAAATCAATAAATATAGAATTGTTCATATATTTAATATATATTTATTTTATATTGCTGCAGTTACAACAATTTCTAATTTCCATTTATTATTTGGAAAAATAACATTACCAATAGTAGCTCTTGCAGGAGCACAATTATCAGGTATCCAATTATCAAAAATAATATTCATGTTTTCATAATCATTAGGATCTTTTAAATATATTGTCATAGATATTATTTTAGTCTTATTTGTACCTGCTTTCATTAATTGTGTATCGACTAATGAAAATACTTCTGAAGCTTGTGTTAAAAAATCATCAGTTGAATTTGAAGACTCCCATGGTACTTGACCAGATAAATATACTGTATTATTATAAATAACTGCTTCTGAATATCTTTTTTTACAATCAATACGAGTTATATTTTGCATTTTATTATATAAATAAATAACAATTAATTTCCTTAAATGCAAACAACAATTGTAACAATGTTTTTTAATTTAAAAACATTAAAAGATGCATCACTAGAAACACGTCCAATTGATTTTTACATTAAAAATAGTGTTGAAGTATTAAAATTACAATATCCAATGATTATATTTTGTGATGAAACTACATACTCTTTTCTAAAAGAATTACGAGAACAACATTCAAATAATTCTCCTACACAATATATTAGTAAAAATATTACAGAATATGATTATTTTAAATATAATTGGGATATTGTTAATAATAACCGAATTAATTCAAATGGATATAAAAATGCTAAAGATAGAAATACAGTATCATATTATTTATTAAATATGTTTAAACCTCTTGCATTGTTTATTGCAAAACAACGAAATGATTTTGATAGTAAACATTATGCATGGATTGATATCGGTTGTAATCATGTTGTTCGAAATATAGCAACATATGCACCAAAAATGCTAGATAATCCAAATCCAAAAGTGTCAGCATGTTACATTCATTATCGAAGTCACGAAGAAATATATCCAATGAAAAAATATATGGAATATGGTGGTAAATGTGGAATTGCAGGTGGAGTATATACAGTTGAGAAAGAATATGTAGATAAATATTATATAAGTATGTTTTCTATTTTTTATGAAATGTTATATAATCAGGTTGGTCATTCAGATGAAACAGTAATGACATATTGTTTTGATAAATATCCTGAATTATTTCATATTTATTATGGAGATTATTATTCTTTATTTACAAATTATCATGAACCAAAAGAAGATTATAATTCAATAAAATATTATTTTATTAATGAATCTATAAATAAAGATAGACGAGATTTAGCGAAGATTGTTGCAGAAAAAGTATTATTATGTCATCAAAATAAGACAATTGCATTAGATAATGATAATCTTACTTTTTTACAAAATATCTAATATAGTATCATTATGATCTGCTTTATACCAGCCAAAGTTAAATAATTTATTGTATTCAATCAATGCCCAATAATTTGTTTCCCATGATAATGTTTCAATAGTACTATTTAATAATTTTTTTGTTTCATCTGCTAATTTATTTCCATTATTAGCATCTAATAAAAAAAATCCACCTAAGAATCGCCAATTAATTCTATCAACTATATTTTGTATATTTTCCCAACTACCAGGAAAATATGTTATATTTTCTGGATATATTTTTGTAGATATATTTTGTAATTTTAATTTAATATGTTCTTGATTTTTAAATATATGAAATATTCGAAAATCAATCCATGCATAATGTGTCGTATTATATATATTTTCATTTATAGCATTTTCTATAAAAAATATTTTATAATTCATTAATTTTAAATAATTTTCATTATCTTTTGGTATATTACGAACAATTGGTAATTTTTTATTTATTTTATTGATCCATAATGAATCTTTATCAATATATCGAATTTGTAAATTACTATATTTATTTACATATTCTTCAAATTTGTCATATTTCTTATCAATATATAATACAATAGATAT